TTTTGAAATTGGTATTTAAGTAAAGATTTGTTAAAGCTGGTTTGTGTATATCTACGTCCCCACTTCATTATTTTTTCAAAATCTCTAACTGCACCCCTTCTTAAATGTGGTATTGATTCTGCTACTACGCTTATTTCTAAATTGTCATAGAACATAGCTTTGTTAATCAAAATAAAAAGCGTACTGAATGTCTTGGAAGCACTTGTGCCACCTTGTATAATTTTAATTCGTTTTTTTAACGCATTAATCTTCTTTGCTGCCGTTGTTTCTATCAGCATCTAAATTAAAAAATGGTAGTTCAATATTTGTTTGTTCAACTTGTTGTACTGGCGCACCGTAGGCACTATCTAAAAGCTTTTGATATGCTTGTGTGTCGCCCTCTCTTGCCTTCTTGATTAAAGCTAATGTCATTAAGTCCTCTTGCGACATTGTTTCTATTTCGCTTGTTAAAGGGTTCTTTAAGTCCTGTTCTACTTGTAGCCATCTTTTTGCTACGGTGCTTCGGTTCTTACTTCCTTTTGGTCTGCCTTTAGGGTTGCCGCTTTGTCCTTTCTCGTATGGTATTAAGTTTTCTTCGTTAGCCATTGTTCGTGTTTTTGTATTCTTTGCCGTTTATCTTTACTTCTAACGCACTATCAAGCTTTAACATACGGTCTACTATCACTTGACAATACTTTGGGTCTAATTCCATTCCGTAGCATTTGCGATTAAGTTGGTGTGCTGCTACCATTGTTGAACCACTACCAAGAAATGTATCTATTACTATATCACCAACTTTAGATGAATTATTTAAAGGCTTCGTACATAGATGTATAGGTTTCATAGTTGGATGCTCTTCAGACCTTGATGGTCTATCCATATCCCAAACAGTTGTCTGCTTTCTATCACCGTACCATTTATGAGAACCACCATCTAACCAACCATAAATACAAGGCTCGTGTTTCCAATGATAATCAGACCTTCCAAAAGTAGAATTATTTTTGTTCCACACTATATAAGACTTAAATAAAAAACCAGCATTTAAAAACTGCTGAATAAAATTGTGCGTTTCAGAAGATGCGTGCCAAACATATATTGCTCCACCTTTTTTAAGCACAGTCGATAATGTCGTATAAGCATCATATAGAAATTTAGGGAAATCTTCTAATTTATCATTAGCTATTTTCTCCCTCTTCTTACTGCCTCCTTCGTAGTTAATATTATAAGGTGGGTCTGTGTGTACCATATCTGCCTTTTCGCCATTCATCAACTTTGCCACTTGGTCTGAATCCGTACTATCGCCACATAGTAACCTATGTTCGCCTATCTCTATTAAGTCGCCCAGTACAATATCCGTTTTTATTTCGTCTGGCATTTCGTAATCATCTTCTTCGGCTTCAAGTTCTTCTACCTTTAAATCAACAGGTAAATCTAAACCCCAATCTTCTAACTTATCTACATCCCATTCGTTTGCTAAATCATCCCAATCCCATTCCCCAAACCCAACATTGTCTTTTATTATAAATTCTCTTTGTTGTTTCTCTGTAAGTTGGTCTGCTTTGACTATGTAAACTTCTTTTAACCCAGCTTCTTTACAAGCCCTTAATCTCATATTGCCACCAAGTACAATATTGTCTTGATCTACAACTATTGGTCTTATTTGTAGCATCTCTGGAAACTCCTTTATTGACCTTACAAGCTTTTTAAATTTATCGTCTTTTATTAAACGTGGATTGTTTGGATTCGTTTTTACGTTGCTAATCTTTACCCTTTCTGTTTTCATATTAGTCTTCGTATGTTAAATAAACTTTTCTCATTTTCTCTATAATCTCACGAATGCAACTTGCACAACTTGTGGCGTTTTGCTTTACTTTAAATATTCTGTTGTATATTTTTAGAAGTGCTTGTTGTTCTGTTGGCTTAATAGTGTTTCTTTCTATTTTAAACCATTCGTGTAGCCAATTGTATTCGTCCTCTTGTAGGCACTCTGGCTTTCGTGTTCTGCTGAACATCTCGTTTAACACTTTTTTTCGATTTTCACACCCACAATCTTCTCCAAGTACAAACTTTGCAACTGCTGCTACTCCTGTTTTCTCTAATACTGTTTCTACTATGTCGCCTACTCCTTTTGGCTCTTTCTTTTTAGTAGTTCGTTTTTTTCTCGTTTTCTTTTTTGGTTCGCTCATATCTTTTCGTAATCTTGATTTATGTAATCTTCATAGTCCTCTGCTATGTTTTCTTTTATTCTTTCTTTACAATACTTGATCGTATAAAATATTGTGCTTGTGCCTATTCGTGTTTGCTTACTTAACTCACGCATTGATATTTTGTTGTTGCGATAAATATTAAATATGCGTTGGTCAAACCAATGCCAGGTGCTTACTTCGGCTTGTATTCTTGCTTCTAACATCATTTCTGCATCTTGCTTTTCTATGTAGTCATATTCTACTCCCAAGTTTCTGCATTCGTGTATATCTACTTTTTGATGTTTCTTTCTTTGTTTCATTAAATCACAAAATATATTTCTTAATGTAAAGTGAATGTATGCACGGTTTACTGTTCCGTCTTTTCGTAGAATCTTTGAAACGTCTGCATACTTGTTTAAGCGTAAATACATTTCTTGAACTATATCTTCTGCGTAAAGTTCTTCGCCATAGCTTTGAACTATTCTTACATAGTCATTGTGAAACTTCGCAACCTTTTTAAGCCAGTTCATTGGTTAGTATCTAAACAAATGTAATGATTATTTTCTAATAGTGTATAGACGAACTTTTAAACAAATAGTTGTGAATAAAAAAAGGGACTCTTTCGAATCCCTTTCTATCTTCTTATTTTCTGTAATTTCGCACAGGTCTACAGTAACTCTTTTTCGTGCTTTTGGTTGTTTTTTAATTTGATTTTTTTATAAAGTGCTACCTTTAAATTATCACCCCACCATAGATAGTTCCTTTCAGTAGGTAATTCGTATTGTAGCCTGTCTTTTTGTTGTTCGGTTAAGCTTTCAAACCAGGCGAGTGCCTTTGCTTTTATTTTTACGTGTTTCATTTTATTTTTTTTAAGTGTTTGTATATACAAATATAATAAAAATTATTAAATAAACAAAAAGCGTCCATCTCTGAACGCTTCCCTTATACAAATTAACCTAATCAAAAATCAAAGATACAAATTAAAACGGTAAATCATCTTTTTCTTCTTTTGGTTTGTGTCCGTGTCCAGCTTCTACTTCTGCTTGATACGGTTCTGAAAACTTAACGCTAAAATATTTCTTTCCGTTTTTAGATTCGTTTAGCCACATAGCTAATTCTTTTTCTTTGCCATCGATCATAGCTTTACCTTTGTAATCTGGTTGCTGCTCCGTCTTTTTGTAATCGTTTTTAAAGATTGCACCTGTGTTGTCTTTCTGTTCCATTTATTTATTATTTATTGTTTCACTTAAAATATATGCGCTTAACGTCTTTCGTTCTCGCCTTGCTTTTTCTTTTAAAAGCTTTTTTTCTTCTTGTGTTACTCTTATTGTAACGATGTCATTTTTTCTTGTTTTCATTCTATTAAAGTATTATAATATTCTCTACATTCTTCTATGCGTTTGTAGATTGCTTGTATTTCTTCTTCATTTCTTTCAATTACAAAATTGTTTACTCTTAAATCATCTTTAATATGGTCGAAAACGTGCCTACTTGTAACCTCGTGAACAATTATATCGTCTTCTTCTCCATCCCAAAACGGATTTTGTTTATAGTGTTCTGACTTTATTTCTTGCAACAACAAATCTTCTGGCGTGTTTATTAAACAATAAGTTAAATCACATTTTTCATATCCTGTCAAAGCTAAATACCCCATACATTGCCAGTAGTAATCTTTGTTTGGTATCTTCTTTTTAAACATTGGAAACGTAATTCCATTCCAGCTTGTTTTAACATCGGCTAAAACCGTTTTACTTAATACATCTGTGTGACCTGTCAAGTATTCGTTTTCGTGTGCTATCTGCTCTCCGTTTATATGCTCATCAGTTAAACCCCATTTCAAGACTTTATTAGCTAATTTAATAGCTTCTTTTTCGCATTCATTACCTTTACTTGTGTATTTAGATGTGAACTCCATACATATTGAATGTTCGTTTTCTTTGCATAAAGCTTCAATATAACTTTTACAAGTTTCAGTAAGTGTTTCTTTTTTACTTCTTGCGTTGCCCATTATTTTACCTAACGCACTACATCTTATTTTTAACATATTTTAAGTGCTTTAAGTTGTAAGTCGCTTAGATCGTATTGGCTTTTAAGTTGTTCTTTAGTGTATGTGCCTTCTTGTACTGCTTTTAATGCACTTTCGAATCTTGCTTTTGTTAAAGTTTTCTTCGTGTTTTTCTCCTTACCGTGTGTATTCGTACTGTCGGCATCTTTAGTATCGTCAATTAAAAACAATCCGTTAAGTGCGTACTTTCTTGCATAGCTTGATGAACTACCAAAACTTTGTGCTATGTCCATACCTTTACGGTTTGGGTCAATACCTGCTTGTGCTTTTACTGCTTGTACTTTGTTGCCGTCAGTAATCATTGCCGTAGCTTCAACGTACATATATCCAGCTGCTTCTTTTACCTCATCGGTTAAGTTCAATACCAAACCATTCAATAACGGCTTTACGGCTTCCATAATATCTTCACAACTGCGATACTTGTAATTGCCAAACTTGTTAAACTGATTCTTTGGTGCTTTTAGTTCTTGTTGGATAGCACCTAACCTTTCAATTAATGTATTCTTCATAATGTATTTTTTAAATGTGTATACAAATATAACTAAATTATATTAGAATTGTCTATACTTATTAAACAATATTCCTTTTGTACTTTATTCGTGTTTTCAAAGTCCGTTGTTTTTGGCATCCTATTATCTATAATCCATTTTGGTTTTAATTTACGCAAGTCAAAACAATAGATTCCTTTTGGTGTGTAGTTTACATACAATGGTATTTCTTCGTACAGGATGTGCTTAACCATTAGATGTATGTATTTGCTTCTTTCAAGCATTAAGTCATTGTAGTGCTTCTTTCGGCATTTAAGTTCTATTCGTGTTTTTGTAGATTCGCTAAAACAATCGTGCTTTGAGTATTGGTCTTTGCTCATCTTTAAGTCACTCCAATAGCGTTTAAGATATTCAAATAATTCACTTTCGGACATTTTTCTTTTTTTCTTTGTATAGTTCTATTATTTCTTTTAGTTCTTGCCTGGTGTACTTCCTGGTTTTATGTGCTTCTTCGTGTAGCTTTAATAATTCTTCGCCACCTATTCGTCTTTCTATGCCTATTTGGTAGTTTAGTAGGTTTCCGTGTTTGTGTTGGTTACAGGCTACGCATTGACCGTGTACGTTGTTCTCATCAAAAGTTACGTTCTTGTGGCTTGTACTGAAGTAGTGACCAGCATCGAACTTTGCACCTAATGGCTTATCGCAACTTACACAAGGTTTTTTCTTGTCGCGTTCTCTAATGTATGCATTAAAGTATGTT